AACGAATTAAACGACATAGCAAACTATGAATTTGCAACTACAGGTACAGCAAGACCAAACAGTAGATCAGAACAAGACGGATTAGACAGAAATTTTAACTTATATAAAGTAAGGTACGAATACGCAGAAGCAATAGCAAGTAATAATAGTAGGGAATTTTGTACTAAAATGTTAGCAGCTGGTAAAGTATACCGTAAAGAAGACATTTTACAAATGGGTAATAAACCAGTAAACCCAGGCTGGGGGCCTAATGGTACAGACACTTACAGTTGCTGGTTTTACAAAGGTGGTGGTAATTGTGGACACTTTTGGCGTAGAAAAATATACTTTTATAAATTAGGAGTAGCAACAGGTAATAAAATAACAGACGCAACAGACATAGTAGGTACAGTAGAAGCAAGAAGTAAAGGTTTTTACCCTAAAGCAAACGACAGTAAAGTAGCACGAGCACCTAAAAATTTACCTAATAACGGATTTTTAAACTAAGAATATGAGTTACGTTTTATTTATATCAGAAAACAAAATAAAAGACAGTACCGCAATAGGTGGTAATGTAGACAACGAATTTTTACTACCATACATAAAGGTAGCACAAAAGAAATATATAGAAACTAAGTTAGGTACAGACCTATTTGTAAAGTTACAAAACGATATTACAGCAGGTTCTTTAAGTGGTGTATACCAAACTTTAGTAGACGATTATATACAAGACGCTTTAGTACATTGGTCGTTTTACGAAGCTTTACCGTTTTTACGTTATAAAGTAATGAATAACAACGTAGTATCTAAGACTGCAGAAAACAGTACACCACTAACAAGAGAAGAAGCACAAGACCTTAGAGAAGAAATAAGAAACACAGCAGAATTTTACACAGAACGACTTATTGACTATATAAAACACAACACCGCAAGTTATCCGGAATACAATACAAATACAGGTAGTGATGTTAATCCGGACAGAAACGCATTTTACAGTGGTATGAATTTAGAATACGACAGAAACCAACGTGAAGAAATTATAATAGATAATTTTATTAAGTCAAATGAGTACTAAAAAAAGTTATAAACCAAAAGCTAAGAACGAAACAGCTTTAAAAAAATATATACAAAGTGCCACTAAGAACAGCAACAAAAGACACCGCAGAAACAATAATAGTAAATAGTTCTGTAATAGGATTTACAACATTTGCAGAAATTGAAATGATACTAAAAATACTACTACTAGTACTAACGATAGGCTATACTGTAAACAGGTGGTACACACACTATAAAAAAAACAAATGACTTTAAAATATTTTAAACTATCAGAGTTTGATAGTCCAGATTTAAAAGGTTCAGGTTCTAAAATGAACTATACATTTTTAGAAAAACTAGATCAAGCAAGAGGACTAGCAGGTATACCTTTTAAAATAACAAGCGGGTTTAGAACAGAAGCGTACCAAGACGACTTAACAAGACGAGGCTATAAAACAGCAAAAAAAGGTACGTCACCACATCTAAAAGGACTAGCAGCAGATATAAGCGTAAAAGACAGTAGACAAAGATTTATAGTTATTAATAGCCTATTGTTAGCAGGTTTTACAAGGCTTGGTATAGGTGATAACTTTATACACGTAGATTTGTCTACATATGAAGGACATAGACAAAACGTAATTTGGAAATATTAACTAAAATTATATATATTATGGATTTAGCAAACATTGATTGGACTACATTAATTTGGTCTTTAATCGCAATTTTTGAAGTTGTAGTTAGATTAACACCGTCTGAAAAAGACAATTCTATTTTAAACAAGGTTGTTTGGTTTATAGATAAAGTAATACCAAACAGAACTAAATAGTGAGTAAAACAGGTAAGCGTTTACGTTTGTCTAAAGAAGAAGTAGAACTAATTAACGAATATAGGGGTACTGAATTAGACAATATTAACGGTAATACAGCTTTAGATTTACACCTTAAAGAACGTGGTATAAACAAAGACGAAGTAGTCAGTGTAAAACACTGGCAAAATATGAGTGGTGAACTCCGTTTTAGTATAGTCACTAAAAAAAATTATGGTGTAGAACAAACTAAACTATTAAAAGACATCAAAAGTCTAATAGACAAACACGCTCCTACCTACAAAAAAATTAAAAGAACAAAAGGTAAACATCTTTTGGTTATAAACCCAGCAGACGTACATATAGGTAAACTTGCAGTAGCTATAGAAACAGGCGACGAATACAATACTAAGATTGCAACAGATCGTGTTTTAGAAGGTATTACAGGACTTATAGAAAAGTCTAAAGGGTTTACTATAGAAAAAGTATTATTTTGTATAGGCAACGATATTTTACATATAGACAATGTATATAACACTACAACAGCAGGAACACCACAAGACGCAAACGGTAAATGGTGGCAACATTTCGAACTTGCTTTAGATGTATATGTAAAATGTGTAGAAATATTAAGACAAGTAGCACCTGTAGATGTTATACACTCAATGAGTAACCACGACTACCAGAGCGGTTTTCATTTAGCACACGCATTAAAAAGTTGGTTTAGAAAAACAAAAGACGTAACTTTTGATATATCAGTTGCACACCGCAAATACTATAAATACGGATCTAATTTAATAGGTTTAGAACACGGCGACGGCGCTAAAATGGATAAACTTCCTTTGTTAATGGCACAGGAACGACCGTTAGACTGGTCGCAAACAAAGTACAGGTATTGGTACTTACACCACCTACACCACAAAGTAAAACATAAATGGTTAGACGCTAAAGACTATGTAGGTGTTACTGTAGAATATATGCGTAGTCCTAGCGGTACAGATAGTTGGCACAATCGTAAAGGTTATACAGGAGTACAAAAAGCAGTAGAAGGTTTTATACACGAACGTAACAGCGGACAAATAGCACGTTTAGTACACTATTTTTAAAATACATCACTAGATAACATACTACAATTAACACTTTAATTGTTAATAACTTTTAAATAATTCTGTTTACAATTTTGTTAGTAATAAAATAATCACTACATTTGTACTATTATTAACCAATATTAAAAATTATGAAAACAATTATCTTAAAAAAAGAACCTAACGCTAAAGGTTGGAGCAAAGTTATTTATAGCGACGGCACTACTGGATATATAAATAATAATAAAAATAAATAAATTAAATTATGAAAACGGAACTAAAAAAAGACGTCTACAAAATTATTGAGAATGGCGAACATATCAATACATTAGACGCAACAGAACGTATTGTAAAAATTGCAGACGATTACAGTACTAAAAAAATGATAAATTTTCTAAATAATGTACTAGACACTTATTTATTAGATCATATAAGTATAAAAGCTTTAGAAAATAAAAGAGAAGAATTGTATAATTTAAAAAATAGAAAAGATGTTTAAAATAACTAACAAACAAACAGGATTTAAGCAGTATAGAAATAGTAAAGAAACTGCAGACTTTGTATTTAAAAACGACCATAATAAATACACTATAGAAGAAATACCTACAATAAATACAGAAAAAATAGAAAATATTTTAGAAGGCTTTTTTTATGGTGTTAGTGCTTTATTATTATTTTCATTAAGCTATATACTACTATGGACGGTATAACAACTTTGAATATAGGCGGGTTGTATACAAACCCTACAGAATATGACGGTAAAAATGTAATTTGTGGATATTGTGACAAAGAAGCAGAACACGACGACCAATATTGTGAAGACCACCAACGTTGTAAAGAATGCGGCGAACGTGAAGTATGTTTAGATGAATGTATAATATATAGTAAATAAAAATGAATTTAATAAAAACAACAAACATTAAAGAAACTGTAGCAGAAATAACTACAGCAGTACAAAACGGTGAAGTAAACGCTTTAGAAGCTTTTATAAATTTAAAGAAAATAGAAGAAATTATAAAACAAGTAAAAAAAAATGTAGACGACTTAGTAATAGAAGAAGCAACAAAATACAATACTAAAACTTTTACTACATTTGACGCAGAAGTAACTTTAAAAAGTTCTGCTAGTCGTTATGATTATTCTAATATACCAGAAATAGTAAACAAAGAACTAGAGTTAAAAGCACTAAAAGACAAACATAAGGCAGCTTTAAAGTCTAATGTTATAGATCTTGATACAGGCGAGTTATTAGAAGCACCTATAGTTAAAGGTGGTAAAGAAGTAGTAAGTATAAAATTAAACAAATAGGGTAAAGCCGAAAACCTAATAGAGTAGGCAAAATAAATTAATATTATGAAAACAGGAAAAGTAACAAACGTACAAGGTTCAGGAACATTTAAAGAATTGTTTGTATTTGAACTACAACTAGACAACGGCGACACGGGTAAAATTTACAAAAAAGCACAAGACGCAGGCGTTAAAGTAGGTGAAGAAATAACCTACACACTAAACGACAAAGGTAGTATTAAGATACAAAGGGAGCAATATCAAAATAACAGTTATTCTAACAAGTCTAACCTAGACGTACAAAAGTCTATTATTAGACAGTCAAGCTTAAAGGCAGCAGTAGAACTATGTAGTGCATACGTAAAAACAGGTAATAGTGTAAACACTGCCGACGTACTAAGAATAGCAGACACTTTTACAAGTTGGGTAAATGGTACTGAAACAGAATTAACAGCAAAGACAGAAAAAGTAGTTGCTAAAATGGATAACACTGATTTACCTTTCTAATGATAAAAGAAGGAATAACGGACAAAAAAGAAGTTAAGGAACTTTGCGATATTGCTACTAATATTGTAGGTTTAGAACAAGGCTCTTTAATTTCTAAGTCACGTAAGCAGCCGTACACTCTAGCAAGACAAGTAGTAAGTAATATATGTTTACATAATGGTTTACATTTTGAAACAATAGCTAAGGTGTTAAATCGTGACAGGACTAGTATATATCACTACAAAAGAACACACCAACATAACTTTAAAACTTGGTCGCAATATAGAACACTTTTTACTAAAGTATTTAACACTTATAAAGAAAGTAAAAAACAACAAAAGACTTTTTTAAATAAACAAGATCTGCGTACACACTTATTTAGGAACGGTGTAAACACTAGCGAAGGTGACGTATATATAATTGTTAAAAGTGGATTGTTAAAAACGTCTATAAGAACGTCGTACAAAGACTTTAGTAATCAATTAGAAAAGGTTAGAATTGCATTAATAGATTATCAATATAAAATAGAAGTACAATTTTGAAACCAAACTATTACGCAATATTAACTAGTGAAGTTAGATACAACGAAAACCTAACACCAAACGCAAAACTATTATATGCAGAAATTACAGCGTTAATAAATATGAACGGTGAATGTTTTGCAAGTAATAAATACTTTGCAGATCTATACGGTAAAAGTAAAACTACTATAAGTAAGTGGGTTAGCGAACTTGTAAAAGAAGGTTTTGTAGAAGTAAAACTAACTTACAAAGGTGGCACCAAACAAATAGATAAGAGGTATATCCAAATAAAGAAAGGGCCTAGCCTTAAAAAACAGGTAAACCCTATACTCGAAAACGCAAAGGATAATAATACTATAGTTAATAATAATACTACGTATAGTAATAAAAAACCGTCTATTGACGAAATAAAACAATATTGTTTACAGCGTAATAACGGAATAGATGCAGAACAATTTTTTGACTTCTACGAAAGTAAAAACTGGTATGTAGGTAAAAATAAAATGAAAAATTGGCAGGCGGCTATTAGAACTTGGGAAAAACGAAAAACTAAAACAAGTAAAATAGACGCACAACTAGACAATTATAATAACGCAAAAAAACATTTAGGACTATGAGAAAACCACACGACAATACGTATATTTTAAGTGAGTTACATAGGTATTTAATTAACAAAGGTTTAAGCAATCAATATGTAACAGAACAATTAGACTTAACAAGACCTACGTATAAAAAATATTTAGAATGTCCGCAAAAATTTAGAATAGAACAAGTTGTAATATTAGCAGACATAACTAATACAGAAATAGAAGACATTTTAGATAAAATAGTATGAAAATTAAACATTTAGAAACAAACGATTTAAAGTTAAAATGTTTAGATCTTATTACTAAAACATTTGTAGAACTAGGACAGGTAAAAGACGATAAAACACTTGCAATACTTGCACAAACGTTATCTAACGACCTTTTAGAAGACTTTAGTACACTTACCTTTGAAGACATAGTACAGTCTTTTAGAAACGGTGTTAGACATACAGAAACGTTTGTACTTATCGTACAGGTACAGGACTTAACAAAATTGAAAATAAAATAAAACAAATTAGTGAAAAGAAAAGTTAAAAGTTACGAAGAACTAAACCCTAAAACAAAAGGTTGGATATTTGCAAGACTTAAATATAACGAAACAATACCACAAATAGCAAAACATTTTAACGTAAGTGTTATAACAGTAAATAGAGTTATAGAAGAACGACTGAAAAGATGAAACTATTAGAACTTTTTGCTGGTAGTAGATCTGTAGGTAAAGTTGCAGAAAAATTTGGTATTGAAGTTTTTAGTGTAGATATTAACGAATTTAAAAATATAGATTATATAACAGACATATTAGAATTTGACTATAGTAAAGTACCATACAAACCAAATATAATTTGGGCAAGTCCACCTTGTACGTATTTCAGTGTAGCTAGTATAGGGCACCATTGGAACGAAGACCACACACCGAAAACAAAAGAAGCTATTTTAGGAATGCAAATACTAAACAAAACCTTAGAAATAATAGAACACTACAAACCAGACTTTTATTTTATAGAAAACCCTGTAGGTAAAATGCGAAGAAAAATAAAAGGTATAAATAGAACAACAGTAACGTATTGTTCTTATGGTGATAACAGAATGAAACCTACAGATATTTGGAGTAATCATATTTACGATATGTTTAACACTAAAGGTTGGCGACCTAAACCACAATGTTACGCAGGGAATACAAAGTGTCACCACGAAGAAGCACCTAGAGGTTCTAAAACAGGTACGCAAGGTTTAAAAAATAACTACGAACGAAGTAAAATACCAGAACAACTTATAGTAGAAATAATAGCTAGTACACTATGAAAATAAAAGAACTTGAAATAGTAGATATACTTAGAGGTATTAAAAAAAATATACAACCGTGCGAATATGAGTATAACAGATTTGACGCAGAAGACCAAAAAAACATATACGAAATAAAAATCAGATCACAATACTATAAAGAAACGTTTATAGAATTTGACAAGTACAGTTATAATACAATGTACGCACAAGAATTTAACAAAATATTTATATATGTAGTAAAAATGGAAAATACTATATATTTATTTAACATAAGTTTGTTATATATGAGGGGTTATAATTTTAGTTGGGAGTTAAGAAAACTAAGAAGAAATACAGAATTTAACCAAACAGAACGAATAGAAAAAATAGTAGGACATATTAACACCGAAGAAGCAATATACACAATAGACTGTTTATAAATATTTGAAAATTTTGTAAAATAAAACTGAAATATTTATATTATTACAGACGTGAAAACTATTAGTAAATTAAAAAAAGATTTAGACAAGGTTTTCAGTCTATATATACGACTACGACACGCAAGTAAAGACGGAATAGTAAAGTGTTTTACTTGTGATAAAACAGCACACTATAAGAAAATGCACGCAGGACATTTTATGTCAAGAAAACACCACGCTACAAGATGGAACGAAGACAACGTACAAGTCCAATGTCCTAAGTGTAACTTATTCGGACAAGGCGAACAATACGCATTTGGTAAATTATTAGACATACGAATTGCAGAAGGTAAAGCAGAAGAACTACAAGAATTGAGTAGAACAACTGTTAAGTATATGCGTTACGAATATGAAGATATGATAAAACACTACAAAGAAAAAGTAAATGCTATTAAAACCAATTAGTATCAATTATAAACACGAAGTAGCGTTACAATTATATTTAGATATGATAACTTCAACTATAAAAGATATTACAAACAACGATAGTAAATTTAAAAACTTTATAGACGTATGTAATATAATTATAGAACACCACAACAGTTATAGAAACGACATTTTAGAAATAGGTAACTACAACGACTTTTTAAGTATTATACCTACACACTTTACAGCTATGGTAAACGGATATTTAACAGGACTAGAACAAGAAGACAATAGAAGTCTTGTTAGAATATACAAACAACTATTAAGTGAAGAAGCATATAAATTTATAGACAAAGTTAGAAATTTAGAAATTGAAAAAGATATATAAAATAATAGCAGACTTACGTAAAGAGTTTGTAAAAATGACTTACGGAATTACTAACGACAAGAACGAAGTAGACGAAGTAGTACAAGAACTTATGTTATATTTTTTACAAATGAATCCTGAAACACTTAAAGGTATATACGATAAAGACGGAAAAAAAGGTATAATTAAATACGGTGCAGTAGTAATAAAAAGAAGTTTACAAAGTAAAAACAGCCCGTACTACTATAAGTATAAAAAATATTATACAAAAGTAGATACTATAGCAAGTAACACAACTTACGATATAACAGAAAACGGCGAACTTACAAACCCTAAAAACTTATACAATATACCTAACGAGGTAAACGAATACAAGTATAAGAAGTTAGAACAAATAGATAAAGAACTAGACAAAATGTACTGGTATGATCGTGAACTATTTAAGTTGTACTATTACGAAGTAAATACATTAGACAGTTTAGCAAAGAAAACAGGAATAAGTAGAAATAGTTTATTTATAACAATAGACAACGTTAGAAAAATACTTAAAGAAAAATTAAATGATTAACAAAAATTTTGGTAGTGGTTTTGTAAAAAATGGTGCTAACGATAAGGTTTATACACCTGAAAAAATAGCAAAACAAATAATAAATTTATACGACATAAAAGGTTTTGTATTAGATGCATCAAGCGGTACTAATAAAGTATTTTATAATAACTATCCTAAAAACGTAAATAAAGATTGGTGCGAACTAGACTTACAAAAAGACTTTTTTAAATATACGAAAAAAGTAGATTGGATAATTACAAACCCACCGTATAGTATTTTTGACGAATTTTTAAAACACGCACAAGAAATATCTAATAATATAGTTTTTTTAATACCTTTTTCAAAAGCAGTTAGCAGTATGCGTAGAATAAAAAATATTTTAAATTATGGTAATATTGTTTCAATAGATATAATAGGTGCTAGTCAGTGCGGTTTTCCTTTTGGTTTTCCAGCTTGTTCTTTTTACATTAAAAAAAATTACAAAGGTAAAACAGAAATAAAATTATTATGAATAGTTTTCTTGTAAGTAAAGATATATATAAAAACAGATTAGACACTTGTAGAAGTTGTTACGATTATTTTAAACCTACAGGATCTTGTAAAGTATGCGGTTGTTTTATGCGTATAAAGGCTAGTATATCAATTATGGAATGTCCCAAACAATATTGGTTAGCAACTAAAGAATACCAAGCACCTAAAGAAATACCTACACACCTAAAAAACGAAATAAAAGAAGTATACAAACTTATAGACAATGGTAAAATAAAAGATATAGAAAGTAAACAAAGATTAATAGAATTATATAATACTATACATAACACAAACTACAATACAAGTACAAACTGTAGTAGTTGTTTAAATACAATATTTAAATTTATGCAAGACGTAATAACAAAGATATGAGAAAACAAAGTACATATAGAAAAAACAAAAGAAAAAAACGAAAAGGAGTACATAGTAAAAACGCAAGTAAAAACCAAAATGGATATAAAAAAAAGTACAGAGGTCAAGGAAGGTAAAAGTAAATACTATTACGAATTTGACAGAAACCTAGACAACGCTAAACAAATGAATAAATTAAACCCTAAAATGTTATTGAGTAAAAAAGAACTAGGACTAGACGAAAGAGTTCCAGAATACTACAAAGGTAAAAACGGTTACGAAGCTAGAAAGGTATGCGACAATTTTAATTTAAGTTATCACTTAGGTACAGCAGTAACTTACATTTTACGATCATATCATAAACACGACACACCAATAGAATGTTTAAATAAAGCAATAGCACACTTACAATTTGAAATAGAGAAATATGAAGAATTGGAGAAAAGCAGGTAGGAAAACTAAAAAGTACTACTACAAAAAAAGTATTATAAAAAACGGTAAAATAGTTTTACCTGAAATAATAAAAGAAGACTATAGTTTTGAAATGCAGTTTGGTATTGAAGAACAACATATAACTAACGAAGTACAATATTTAAGGAATAAAAAATGACAGAATTTATTATAATATTTTTTGTAGGTTTAACAACAGGTGCGTATATTGTAACACAAATAGATAAAAAGATATGAAGTTTATTTGTAACATATGCGGTAACACGACAGACATATACAAAGTAAAGTTCACAGCAACAACAGACGGTTTAGTATGTAAAGACGCTATATGCTGTAATAAATATATGGAACAACTAATAACAAAAGAATACGAAGGTATACCACAAATAAAACGAAACGAAGAACATTGTAAAAGCAGTAATTACGTTAAAGGACTTATGAAAGGTGAATAGAACACACGCACAAAACAAATATTATTTTAAGTGTATTGTAATACCACTAGGTAAATACTTAGGCTATCATAAATACGAAATGCACGATATACTAAAAGATATGTTTATAGCAGATACAAGTAAAGAATTAAATACAAGTGAATTTAAGGACTATTGCGAACAAATAAGGGTATGGGCTATGTCAGAGTTTAACTTTGTCTTAGAAGAACCAGAAACAAACAAATAAGACGTATTTATATTATATAATAGTTTGAATAATCAATTTATTTCAATTATGGATAAAAGAAAAAATAACGGTGGTGCTAGAAAAGGAGCCGGCAGAAAAAGTAAAGCAGAAGAACAAAAACTAATAGAACATTTAACACCGATGAATAGTAAGGCGTTAGAAGCTTTAAAAAAAGGTTTAGACAGTAACGACCAGTGGGCGGTTAAATTGTTTTTTGAATACTTTTACGGTAAACCTCAACAAAGAGTAGACGTTACAACAAACGACGAAAGTTTAAATATACCTTTAATAAATTTTATAGACACTGAACCTAAACAGTAAATATCATAATTTATTTACATCTAATTGTAGATACTACATTGTTACAGGTGGTCGTGGTTCTGGTAAATCTTTTGCAGTTACTGTATTTTTAACTTTACTAACTATGACTAAAGGTATACGTGTATTGTTTACACGTTATACTATGATAAGTGCACACCTTAGTATTGTACCTGAATTTTTAGAAAAGATAGGTTTATTAGGTTTTACGAGTATATTCAATATTAACAAGTCCGAAGTAGTTAATACAAAAACAAACAGCGATATTATATTTAGAGGTATTAAAACATCTAGTGGAAATCAAACAGCAAGTTTAAAGTCTTTACAAGGTATTAGTTGCTGGGTACTTGACGAAGCAGAAGAACTAATAGACGAAAACACTTTTGACACAATAGATTTATCAATTAGAGAAAAAGGAGTACAAAACAGAATAGTATTAATACTTAACCCTACAACAAAGGAACATTGGATATATAAAAGGTTTTTTGAAAGTCAAGGTGTAGAAGCAGGTTTTAACGGTATAAAAAACGATATATGTTATATACACTCAACATATCTAGATAACGAACATAATTTAAACGAAAGTTTTTTACAACGTATAAAAACAATACAAGAAAACAATATAAAGAAATACAAACATAAAATACTTGGTGGTTGGCTAGATAAAGCAGAAGGTGTAGTATTTGAAAATTGGAGTATTGGTGAGTTTAATCCTAACGGACTACAAACTTCTTGTGGTATGGACTTTGGTTTTAGTGTAGATCCAGATACATTAATAGAAATAGCTATAGACAAAACAAAGAAGAAAATATACCTTAAAGAACATATATACAGAAACGGGTTAAAGTCACACGAGTTAGCAAAGATTGTATTAAACAAAGTAGGTAATAAACTAATAGTAGCAGATAGTGCAGAACCTAGACTAATAGAGGATTTAAAACACTTAGGGGTAAATATAAGACCTGTAAAAAAAGGTACAATAGAAAGTGGTATAACACGTATGCAAGACTACGAACTTATTGTAGATACAGAAAGTATAAATATAATTAAAGAATTAAACAACTATATATACGCAGATAAAGGTTCTAAATTATACGTAGATAGTTTTAACCACGCTATAGACGCAATACGATATAATGTTATTTATCACTTAGACAACCCTAACGCCGGTAAGTACTTTGTGCAGTAAACTAAAAACAACAAATTTATATTATATATTATGAAAGTAAGACTTTTAAAGGGTAAGAAAAAGTATATATACGAAATACCTAAAGACATAAACGAATTAAATATAAGTCGGTATGTAAGGTTGAAGAAACTAACAGAAGAAATAGAAAAAGATACAGAAATAAATAAAGTACTAAAAGTTTTAAATTGTATTAGTAACATACCTAAAAAAGAAATTTACAATTTAGATTTAGAAAGTTTAGGTAAGATAATAGTACATATAAATAAATTTTTGTCTACTACACCAAATACTGAAGTAAACGAAATAATAGAAATAGAAGGTGTAAAGTATGGACTACAACCAGAGTTAGAAAGTATGGATCTTGGGGCGTTTGTAGATTTAGAAACATATATAAAAGATGTAGACGAAAACATACATAAAATATTCAGTGTTTTGTA